TCGGCTAATAATGTTACTATTACTGATACACCCTCGGCCGAACGAGATGGCGGTCCTGACGGCACGCTAGTTATTAATGTCGTCATCACTGATACTCCCTCTGCACAGCGGCAGTCTGGGCCTAACGGGTCGGTTGACCTTGTTTTTACGGATACACCCATGGCCTGCCGGCAAGCGGGTCCAAATGGCCTGTTGGTTATTACGACCGTTCTCACCGACACCCCTACCGCGTTGCGCGCCTCGGGCCCTAATGGTTCTGCTGATATCGGGGTGTCTCTCACAACAGGCCCCTCTGCAGAGAGGGACTATGGCCCAGACGGCTCTGCCGATATCGGGGTCAATTTTGGTCCAGACACGCCGGCCGCGCTGCGCCAGTATGGCCCAGACGGCATGGTCGCTATCGATCTTAATATCACCGATCGGCCAAGCGGCGCGCGAGCCGGCGGGCCATCAGGATCAGTTGCTCTAGGCATCGTTCTTACCGACACCTCATCGGCTAGCCGGTATAGCGGCCCCACGGGCTCTGTGTTCGCCGATGTTGGTGGTGGCGTCACCATCACTGACACTCCTTCAGCAACCCGCTACGGCGGACCTGATGGCCTGGTGCTCCTGGGCGTCACGCTGGCCGGCGACTTGCCTAGCGGCTACCGCCTTGGTGGGCCTGATGGCGTGCTGGCCGTCGATATCGTGCTCTCTGACACGGCGCGCGGCTACCGCCTCGGTGGGCCCAGTGGTGTGCTCGATTCGCAGCTCAGCGATACCCCTGGCGGGCTTAGGGCGATGGGGCCCGACGGCGCCATGGGTATTGACTTGCCGTTATCAGGGGATACACCCGCGGCATTGCGTCTAGGTAAACCTGATGGGTTTGTGTCGATCGGCATTGGTGCCGATGTCATCGCGGGATCTGGCACGCCGGCTAGTTTGCGGCTAGGTGGCCCATCTGGTGAAGTGCTGCTGGCTTTCCTGCCTAGCAAACCGCCTTATGTGCCGACGACCCCAACTATTGCTCCTGCTTATGGTTTGTGGGTGGCGGACACCCGTACCGGTAAAATGCTGTGGGAGTTGCCCGCCGAAACATTTACCTGGGACTCTAAGCTTAATGACATAGGCACGATTCGTGCCGCGCTGACGATCGAACAAACTTGGGACGCATTATCCGACCAGGATGAACGCGACCCCCGGATATTAATTCGCGAAGTACTGACAGGTCCCTGGCGTTTTTCTCTGGTGCTGAAATGGGGCCATAACCCGGTATGGGCTGGCCCCTATCTCAGTATGACCCGTCCTACGCCCGGACGCGTGGAAATGGGCGGCGCGGAGATTGGCAAGATTTACAGCAAGAGAGAGCTAATCAAGCCCGGTGCCATCTCCGCAGTTGATCCGTCCGCAGACACCACTATCGGACCAAACAGCACAAAAGGGCATTCGGCTTATGTTCTTTTGAGCCAGGCTCTTGTGGGAACTGGTAATAATCTGCCTATTACTATCACGGATCCTGGCGGGTCTGGTATAGACGCGCGGATTTACTATGGGTACGATTTAGCGAATTATTGGGAGAAGATACAGGCTCTGTCGGCCGAGGTGGATGGCCCAGAAATTAGATTCGATCCAGTGATAACTACGGGCAGTGATGGCGATTATCTGGGATGGGTGGCGCAGATAGGTGCACCCCACCTCGGTCGAGGGCAAGATCCATGGGTATTTGACTACGACGTTAACTCGATTGTTGGGTTTGACGCCGACGGATCTAATATGGCTCTCGGTGTGTGGTCTGGCGGATCTGGCCAATCTCGAGACAAACTGATTGCACATAGCGCAGATACCGGTCCTCTTGCCATCGGTTGGCCAATGATAGAAAATACGGACTCCTCGCAATCATCCCAGGTTAGCTATCCTCTTCTTGCCTCACACAACGCGTCTATTCTGGCTGCATATAAAAAGCCGCTTGTGGCTTTCAAGCTGCAAGTGCCTGCGGACTCGGACCCCATGGTCGGTACGTACAAGGTGGGTGAAGATTTCTCGATAGACATTCATGGAGACCCTATTATTCCGGACGGTTTTTACACACGACGAATTGCGGCCATCAGTGGCAGTGAAAAGCCGTGGGTGACCATTACGGATGCGGATCCGCTACCCGTGGGGAGCCTGTAGTATGCCCGTAACTCCGATCCCCGAGGAGTGGCTCTCGGCAAAGATTATTGCCATGCAGCGCCAGCTGGACGAACTATCTCGCGCCGTTGGTCGCCCTAATGACCAGGTACGCGACCAGAACGATAATGTTGTGCATATGGTTCCTGGAGCAGAATATCCAGTCCTTGGTGCCAAGGGGCAGGATATCTCGCTCACTATGGCTAATGGTGCAGTTGCGGTTACTGACGGCAACGGTCGTGACCCCCGGCCGCTCGCTGCATCGCAATTCACTGGCCCGGTGACTGGTGACACCACAGGAGTACATCACGGTGATGTCGGAACACCTACCGAGGCACATAGCCACTATGGTGACTTGCACGGCAATAGCTATGGATTCCACTTCGGCCCGGTAGGTGACGGCACTACTCAAAATCAGATCAACGCGTTGAATGTCTTTGCTACTGGGTTCTTCGGCAACATCGGCATCCCTGGGCAAAACTGGACCCTGTACGGCAACGTAGTAGCGCCCAGCGAACGAGGCCTGAAGGCTGACGTACGGGCCTTCCCGGAAGCAGGGGCCGTGGTCGACGCGGCCCCCTCGGCACGTTGGCGTTGGGGCTCTGAGGCCCATGACGACGGAGAAGAGCACGCCGGCCCGATGGTAGACGACATAGCCGAGGTAGCGCCCTGGCTAGTTCGGCGACATGAGGACACGGACATCCGCTCCCTGGGTGACCGAGATCTTATCGGGGTGTTGTGGGAGGCACTGCGGGAGGCTCGCCAAAGGATCAGTGTCTTGGAGAGGAACGCATCGTGAAAAACTTGAATGGTCGGCCAGCAGTGGCGTACGCCATTACGATAGTGTTGTTAGTTTTTGGTGTTGCCCTGCTAGCGCAATCTAACCGGTGGGAAAAGACCCCGGCCTATGGTAATCTTCTGCGGATCTTGCCTGCGGACGCCTGGGGGTTTGTGTATTTAGGGGCTGCCCTCCTCATGATAGTTGCTCTAGTTTTTTGGGAACATCGCTTAACTGCGATTATTGGACACATGGTGGCCTTTGGCGTCTTGGTATTCTGGGAAGGGGGATTCATTATTCGATACTTGACCGACTCGGCTACCACGGTTGTGAATGTGGTTTCCTGGGCGGTTTATTTATTCCTTGTAGTCTCCTCGGCGAGGGAAATTGACAGGCCCGTTAAAATATGAATGCCATCACCCTCACGACGATTATTGGTCTCGTTATTGGGGCTGTCGGTACTATCTTGCTTCCTGTCTTCTTAAATAGAAGTAAGAATAAACAGTCTAGGGGGGTACAAGATACATTAGACAGTCGTAACGTAGCTCAGATGTTCAAAGACGAGCGTGATCGATTGCAGTTACGACTAGACACTATGCAGGCCGAGTATGAGCGACGAATGATGACGCTCAATAAGGATTACCAGATAGCCCTGGAGGCCGCGGAAAGTAAATGGAAAATCGTTCACGATAGAGACCAGCAACAAATCACGGAATTACGAGCCGAGCTGCAACAGCTTTACCGTCAGTTGTACAAACAAAACCCCTAGAGACATCATGTCCGTTACCCTGCTCGGTAGTTTGCTTCTAGCGGTATCCATCCTCAGTGTGATTATTTATATGGCCGCACTAGGGCAACTACTTATCGGGCCGCATCGGCCTGGACTAGCGCGCACCGCACTTTGCCGGATAGTTGCCGCACTACTTTATGTGGGCGTGGCGCTTCTAACTCTTCAAACCAACACACAGGGGCCCCTTGTGGGCCTCGGTGTTTTTACTGTGGTGCAATTGATGTGGCAAGCCAATGCCGTCGCTGATGTCAGGCTCACTCGGCACGGAAGGAGCACAGTGGATGAATCATACGGGGTGCGGCCACCTACTCCTAATTACATAGCTCCGCTTGGTGACGCGGTAGTTGCCGCCGAAATAGATAGACTTTCGGATGTCACTAATGCGGTACGCCAGGACATGACTAACATAGCGGGCCAGTTCGACAAATTCGTTTCTTCTCGTCGGTACATGTTTGCTTTCATCGGGGTGTCCGTTGCCATCGGTATCGCGGGCCTTATCTTTGGTCTTGTGACGTATAACCGGTCAGATGAAGGTTTGCGGCTGGCCCAGCAAAATGCGGCTATCGTGCAGGACTTGCGTGCTACCCAAGCTCGCCTCGACGTCACTGTGCATCAATTTTGTGGTTTATATGATTCTTTCCTTGGGTTCTATAGCCCGCAAGCAAGAGCTATTTTTCCTGAGGGCCCGCAAGCCTACGATCGGTTGTTTAATACTTTGCTGGCCGAGTCGAATAATCTGCAATGCAACTTACGTAAGCCGGCGGGGCTAGGCGGATAACCATGTTTTATAAAACCAGAGGTGAGAGATGACCTACCCAGGTGATGAGCCGATCGTGTCCCCAACTGGCAGCGAGGTACCGGCACAGCGAGAGCACTTGCCTACTGACAAAACTCTGGCTGCCGACCCGCATATATCACCCCATGCGGAAGCTGCACCGCAGCCACCCGTAGAAACCGATCAGGCACGGGTGGAGAGTCTTCGGCAGACCACGGCCGAGATGGTGCCCGATGTCGCTCGGATTCAAATCGAACAAAAAGACATGCGGAATTGGTTTGTGGGTAGTGTTGTTTTCATCGCCCTGGTATTGCTAGTTGCGGTTATCGGCGTCCTCGTTGGGTACAGCACCCGGCATACCCTTAACCGGGATGAAGAGCTTATCGCTCAGCTGCAGCAGCAACAGCAGAGCCAGATGGTAATCCGAG